AGACTAGATCAAACTGTGGTGCTAATGATTTCATAAATTCTGTTAAATTCTCAAACATTTTACTATCTAAGAATGCTTTTAAACCAAAGAAGGCCGCAACTAATCCACCTGTTTTTAACATGGCCATCAGTCCACCACCTGCACTTTTCATAGCATCTTTTGTTGCACCTAAAGCTTTTCCACCAAGTCCCATAATACCACTTTTTAATCCAACAAGACCTTTACTAATACCCTGTAAAGACATTGTTTGTTTGATGTTTTGCATTCGTACTTGTCTATCAGCACGAGCTTCTAATCTTCTTTCTTGTCTTTCTATGTTAGTCGCTTTTTCTTGATACTCACGGGTACCTTTAATTTGTTCAGCAGTCATAGTATCACTAACAAGCATTTTTTCTAATACTTGTTTTTGCATTTTTAATTCTGCTCTTGTTTGTTCTTCAGCCGCTAGTTCATTTTCACTAATTCCTCTTGATCTCATGATCAAGTCTCTAGTTGCTTGTGTTTGATCTGTTTGAATTTTGTTATTGAGTTCTTGTAATCTATTTTGTTGTTCCAACTGAGCAATTGATTGTTTATCACTTGCCAATTGACTATTTAAAGTTTTTAATTGATCTTTCTCTACACCACTAAGTCTAGATGCAATGACTTCACCACCTTTAGTCTTTTTACCTTTTTTAAGATCACCAACAAACTTATCAATAGCACCTTGCGACTTCTTTGCTTGATCTGCTAGTTGTTTTGTTTGTTTTGCTTGATTAACGACTTCTTGTTTCTTTTGAGATACAATCTTAGCTTCTTCTTCAGCATTTTTTCTTCTAATTGTTGTGATTAAGTTTTCTACTGCAGCTGTCATTTGTTTTTACCTCTAAAGTATTTATATCCAATACCTTTGTCTCTACTCTTCCATAATTTTTGCCAACTCCATACAGAGACTTTACTTGATACAGTACTGATAAAATTCAATGATGTATATACAATTCTATCGAACATTACTTTTTCTTATCTGTTTTTTTACTATCTGTATATGCATTTGCACCAAAATAAGCTGCAACTAATGCTGATATGGCAACAAAATATGTAGGTGCAATATCACCAATAATCTTTGCCGTACTTTCAAATCCTAACATTGAAGTAATTAAAATACCTGCTGGATAACATAACATACCCCACAATGCAAACCATGTCATTGATCTCATTGCGTCTCTACGAGCATCAGCATCTTCAAGTTCTTTTCTCTTAAACTCTAGATACATTTCATGCTCTCTATCAGATACTTGACCATCACCATTTGTATCTGCTGGATGGTGATCTGTTTTTTTTATTTCATCTGTCATATCTCTACCTTCTATGTCTATTTTTTTCTTCTTGTTCTTTTTGTTTTCTGTTTTCTTCCTTTATATGCTCTGCAAGTAGATTAACATAAACTTCCCTCTCCCATGGCCACATTTCTTCTAGTTCAGACAACGAATATTTGTGATGTTGTAGCATCGCAAAGTTTGTTTTAAAATAATTCGTTATCGTGTCATGTGAGAGGCCTATGCTAAAAAATTTGCAAGGCCCTCGATTACAACCTCACTCTTTACCTTAGTCTTAGGGTTTTCAACTTCAACCACATGTCTAAGTCTAGGCATCGTTTCATAAAATTTCATAATCTTTGACAACTGAGCACTATTAAGTGAATCAATAAATTCATTAAGGTCTTCGTTAGTAAAATCTATTCTTTTATGAATAGTTTCACCTTCGATTACTTCATCAATACATTTTTTAATCAAATCAAAAAATCCTGTTGAACCTTGTCCTTTATCAAAATCTTTAAAGTCATCAATTAAAGGATAATTCATAGTAATACTCACATCGTCTGTAATATTTATCTTATTGCTATGATCATCTTTGACTGTCATGTCAAGTTCATCTAAATTAATATTGACTATTGCTCGTGTTTTATTGTCATCTGGGCAGGTAACTGAAATTTTAGCAGTTTCCCCAACTGATTTTGCTCTTAGTTTAATAAAGATATATTCAATATCAAACATTGGAAGTTTATTAACATCCAACTTATCAAAAGTACAACTTTTAATAATATTTTTTACTGCTTCAACTATCTGTTTATCTTCCTTACTTTCACTAGCCATCATAAGAACCTTTTGTTCTTTGACTAAGAAAGGTCGATATTTAATAATTTCTGCTGTTGACGGCAACTCTAATTCGTATGTAGCTGTTGCCAGTTTTGGTAGTGCCATAATTATCGCTCCTTATATATTAATATTATAGTCTTCTTAACACTGCTGGAACACGACTTCTTAACTGTCGTTCAACAGTATTAACAAACACATCGCCAATTCTTTCTAGAAGTGGTTTAGGCAATTCTGCCTCATCTGTTAAATTTTTCCAATATCTATATGACCAAGTAACAGGCATTAAGTAAATAGAGTTTAGTACACCATAATCTGCTTGTAGTTCTCCAACTGTTGATGGGTAACACTCTACTAACTCTACACCATGTCTTCTTCTATCATTCTTATCAAGTTGAAATATTTGCATAGTTCCAACGTAATCGTCATAATATCCTACTGAAAAATCTGTTCTATTTGCAGCTATTCTTTGCCAATCATCAAAGAAATTTCTTTCTCTAAAATCTGATGATACTCTAACACTTGTACTAAGCTCTGCAAAAGTTTGACCTGAAACAACTTTTCTTACAGGACCATAAATGTTTGTATCTTCTTGCGTTTCTAAAGTCATACCAGGAAATGAAACCTGTGTTGTTTCCATAGAAACTCTTCTTACTAAATCTGTTCCTTTTTGTTGCAAGCTTGCACCAAATATATTTGAACTGGCCGCTTGTCCACCAGAACCTCTATAACCACTTGGTGGTGTAATTATTACTTCATACTTTGTAGGTCTAGCATAACCATCTTGACTTCTAAAACCTGCTAAGATTTCATTTAGTACTCCGTATGCAAACCCATCTAGTAAACTGCTTCTTGCCATTTTAATTTTTTTCCAATATTATTGCTTTGATTCCTTTAGAACCATCTATGTTTACCTCAAGCTCTGCCTTTGATTTTATACATTGATACCTTACAGACATTGTTGGTTGTCTTTCAGCTATCCTTTTACCCTTGAGGCATATGGCCATGTTTTCTTGTATTCTATGCTCTTTTATTTCGCCATTCATTATCATCAAAAGAGCCACTACTACTTCTATCATATCTACTCCTTTTTCGAATGTCCGTTTCCGTTTATTCTAACCTTATCTTTTAATTCTTCAATATCTTCTAAGGCTTTTTCTAATTGTTTTGTTATAAAGTTTATGTTAACTTTATTATGCATCATATCTTCTAATTGTTTTTCTACCTTTTCAAGCGTCTTGTAAAGGTCTTCGATGAGCATGTATTGCTCGGAGTCAGCAGGTAAAGTACCCATTTCTCCTCTTGGCCATTTAATTCTAAACTCTGTATTTTTTGTTAAATCGTTTTCTAATCTCTCTATGTGAGATTGCAAATCTTTTTCTGCCAATACTGCTTTAGTCTCTAATATATTTAGACGCTCTAACATACCAAAGTATGACCATGCTCCAAGTGCCACTGCCGCAATTATAGCGAGCATATTTCTTACTGGCATTGATACAGCAGTATCATCCGATATATCCATTCTTTTAGACATATTATATCATCTTTCTTGAGTCTCGCCAGACTTCATTTGTTGATGCTTTCTTAAATCTTGCAACGGGCAATAATGTTGCAACAGTCCATTCGTCAGCATCTATAAGACGAAAATCAGACTTCACTCTAGTATTTAGATACCTCTTTAGTGTAGGTTTGATTAATCTTACTCTTTTTAATCTCTGATAATCTGCCTGTATTTTAGTTTTTTTTGTCAAATCTTTTGTAGATGAAAAGTCAATCAATCTATCTAATAATCTAATTCTAAGAGGAATAGGCAAGTAATGTAAGTTAATTCCTAAGAACCCATCATTGTATTGTTCTATAGGAAGTATTAAAGGAAAAGTATCATAGTAAGGTAGTTTTGCTTTTAACTTTGGGTCATAGAAAAACATGTTGAGTTTACCAAACTCTACAGTTCTTTTTCTTTTACCGTCTCTAATAAGTTGTTGTGCGCCTGGGGTACCAAACTCTTTAATCTTGTCTTTATACCATTCAGTGCTTCTAGGTCTACCCCCAGCTGCTTTTTGTACTGATTGTATGTATTTTGAAACTGCCATATTTATATCCTACTATTATTTATAATTGGGTGCTAGGTGGTCTTCCGTTAATATCTTAAATTCATATCCTCTATCTTTGCAGTATTCCGTTGCAGAGTCAAACTTTGCTCTATTTACTGCATATGTATGAACCTCAGATAACCATCTTTTTGTTCTTCTTTTGGGATTTTTTGATGGTGGTTTAAGTTGTGATTTTGGTTTTACTTCAATAATGAATTTTTTATTTGAACCATCTTTTTGTTTTACCTTCATATAAAAATCAGGAAAATATCTATGCAATCTACCATCGACAGGTGATGTGTAGGGTATTGCTATTTCTTCACTTCCCCACTCAATTACCTTCGTTGTTTTATCGCAATAATCCATTAATCGTCTTTCCCACATAGAACGATAAATAATCTTTAAAGGATTACCTCTATATTTTTCTCTATTCTTCGGTATGTATCTGCCACTATAAGTCATTATTAACTCCTTTATAACATATAAATAGTACAATAGTCAAGGAATATTTATCTATGAGCATAATAAAAGGTTTAAAAACACAAGCAGTTAGTACAGCAGCCTCTTACGGTATCAGAAAAGTCAGTGGTATCTTGCGTAAACAGTTAGGTTTGCAAGATGTTAATCGACAAGGTGGACCTGTATCTAAATCTAGTGCAGAATTCAATAAACCAACAAATATCTTCTCTTTCCCTCTAGATGTCACTGGTGGCCCAGGTATCGGTAATCAAGGACACTATGTTATGTTCTATATCAATGAACAACAAGACGCAGAATTAAGATTTGGCGAAAGAAAAGACGGTGAGACTTCAGTTATTGAAAATGCATCACAAGCCAATGTTCCACAATACATTACAAGAATGGTAGGTGATACTGCTGTAAGAGAAGAGAATACAAATGGGTATGAAAATCAACAACATTTAGACATGGTTGACCCTGGGTTTAAAAAAGCATTAAGTAAAAGAAAAACTAAACCAAAACCTTATAAGGCAGGTGGTTCAACTGCATATCTAAAAAGAGCACCAACTGTAAGATTAGATACTGCGATTGCATTATACATGCCACCACAAGCAACTTATATCAATCAATTTAATTATACTGATACTGAAATTGGTTCTGGTGCAAGAGCGGCAACAGATGCCTACGGACAAATAATGAGTGGTGCTGGGACTGCCGAAGTTATTGGTTCAACAATGAAAAATTTAGGAACAGGTCTAAGTGAGGGTTTAATGAAAACTGCAACTGCAGCTGTTGGTGCAATACCTGGTTTACAAGGAACGAGAGAAGCATACGAAGCGGCACAAGGTGCCATTGTTGCTGATAGAATGGAATTAGCATTCAAAGGTTTAAACAAAAGAAAGTTCCAATTTCAATTTAAATTTTTACCTAAAAACAAAAGAGAGTCAGACGAAGTAAGAAATATTATATTTGCCTTTAGAGCAAATGCAGCACCAGAGTTTGTTGGTGGTGACAGAGCAGGTAGAAAGATGAGAGTTCCAAATACATTTGATATACAATATATGTATGATGGTAATGAAAACCAATACTTACAAAAAATATCAACATGTGTATTGGAAAATATTACAGTCACATATGGTGGCGATAGATTTAGAACATTTACACCTAACGAAGAAGGTGCTCCACCTGTTGAAACTCAATGTACACTAGAGTTCTCAGAAATGGAATTAATTACAAAAGAAAGAATTTACGAGGGTTACTAGATGTCATTTTTTCAAAACTTTCCTGTTATCCCATACGACTCCGAAGGTAATGGTGAATTAAAAGATGTAACTAATATTTTAAGAAGAGTTGTGGTAAGAACAAAGGTAGAAGATAATACAGCTGTTTTTGATACTTACGATGTTAAAGAAGGTGAAACACCAGAAATGATAGCACACAAATTATATGGTGACATAAATCTACATTGGGTTATTTTACTATTTAATAAAGTAAAAGACAGATACCATGATTGGCCAATGACACAACAACAATTTGATTTATACATGAAAGATAAGTATGGTATTGAAAATATTAGTGCAGTTCATCATTACGAAATTACTCAAGAGTCTGGTCATGGCAATATTAAAATAGACGTTGGTACATCAAATACTTTATATCCAAGTGCAACTGCTATTACTAATTATGATTTTGAAGAAAAATTACAAAACGAAAGAAGAAGAATCAAACTATTAGACCCTAGATATGTAGATCAGTTTGTTGCAGAATTTAAAGAAAAAATATCAGAAACGGTGATTTAAATGAGTACGGTACAATATGCAGGTCAATTTGTAATTGAGAAATGTGAATTAGTCACATCAGCAGGATTAGTCATTAATCTTAGTAGTTCTATTTTAGAAATCAATTTATTCGAAGACATTTATTCAAATGCATTAAAAGGTTCTATCCTTTGTTACGATACAAATAGTTTAATAACTAAAACACAAATTTTAGGACAAGATTATCTTAGATTAAAAATAACAACGCCAGGGTTTGAAAGCAATGATGTTGAGAAATGTTTTGATTTTACAGAAAATGTATTCTCTGTGTATAAAATTGGTGCAAGAAATGATTCATCGTTAAATGCTGAAGTTTTTGAATTATCGTTTATCTCACCAGAAGCATTGACTAATCTAAGAAAAAGAGTATCTAAAAGTCTAACTGGTAGTCCAAGTGAAATATTTGAAACACTTATGAAAAGTGACTTTTCTATTAATACTTCTAAAAAACTTTATATTGAAGAAGCATCTGGTGTAAGAAAATATGTTGTTCCTAATATGCACCCATTTCAATTTATACAGAGCATAGTAGAGGAGTCTGTATCTTCTAATTCACTAAGTCCTTTTTATGTTTTCTTTGAAAATACAAGAGGTTATCATTTTAGAACATTACAAAGTTTATATAATCAAGATACTAAAGGTGATTTTAATCTAGGTGACCCAGGCGAATTAGATGATGTTGGGTCTAAAGTAAAAGACATTGAAAAAGAATATCGTACTGTTCTTCAAGATGATTCAAATAACAATAGTGATATGTTAAAAAATATTGTTAGTGGTCTATTAGCAAACAAGTTAAGAACCCTTGATATTTTTAATAAAAAGATAGAAACAAAAGAACATAATTATTTTGATGATTATAAAAAGTTTCCTAGAATTGAAAATTCTGATAAAGACAAACCAATATACAATGATGATGCTATTGAAGAAGATGGTTCAAGAATTTCAGACTACCCAGATACAAATATTCATCTGATACCATATCAAGTAGATGAAACAACAGGTGGTGATCCACTACATTATAATAAAGAGACTGAAAGTTATAGTTATACAACTTCAACAGAAAAAGATTCTGTTCAATATCTAAAAGGTAAAATGGTTGAATTAGCAACAACACTTAGTCGTAATATGAAAGTAAACGGACACACAGCTCTTGCATGTGGTGATACAATTAATTTTACTAAACCAGATTTAACTGCCAAAGAAAATGGTTTTCTTGATGAATTAGAATCAGGTAAGTATTTAATTACAGCTGCAAGACACATCTTTAGTACAATTAATAATAAACATGAAATGGTTATAACATGTAATAAAGATTCACATCCTATTTCTAAAAAGAAAGATGGTTCTATCGTTAGAAGTAAATCAGTTCCAAAAGGTAAATTAATAGTAGAATGATAAAATTATCAGACAATGCATTTAAAAGATTAAAAGAGTTAAGTGAAAAAAATGATAATCAGTATGTTAGACTTGATGTCAAAGGTGGAGGTTGTGCAGGTTTTAATTATGAATGGTCTTTTACAAAAGAAGATCAAAGAAATGATTGTATAATTGATAATGTTCTTTTAGTAAGTAGAGATTACGAATTATATCTTATGGGTTTAGAATTAGATTATACTTATGATGATTTTGAATCTATGTTTAAATTTAACAATCCAAAAGCCACAAGTTCTTGTGGTTGTGGAACATCATTCGCTATATAAAAAAAGGGCGACTTAATAGCCGCCCCAATTCTCAATTTAGATAACTAAATTTTTATGCTGAGTATGCTACTTGTTTTCCAAGTACCTTGTTGATACCCGCAGCGATAATCGCTTTAGATGGTGTACCCACTCTGTATGAAACATGACCTGTTGATGTCTCGTTTTGATAGATCATCATGCCTTCGTTTCTCAATTTTCCAACCATTGCCGCTGGAGATTTAAGATCAAATGTGTTTCTTAGAGTTTTCCAAGTCACAGCGTCACCCTTTGCAAAAAGGTTTCTGATTTTTGCAGTTTTGCTAAGTTTAGTTCTAGCCATAGTATTATTGTTCCTTTCATTGAACAGTTTAGTTATGAATGATAACATGTGTTACCGTCCTTTCATTATTGTTAGGTACAGAATAACACATGTCATCTAAGTTGTCAAGGGTTATTTTCTAACTATTTGCAAGTTTTTCAAAATAACTCATAGTGTCATCATTATCTGACCCCACTATATCTTGTGCCTTGACTTCAGGTGCCTGAGCCATTGCAGTTTGAGGATTATTGTCAGGTTGACTTACCTCATCCTTTAATGATTCTTGCACATTCCCCACAGTAGTGGTACCTGAAAGAACAATATCCATTCTTTTTTGCAACTCTTCATAAGACTTGAAATTAGATGCATTTGTAAATTCAGACAGAGCGTATGCCTTTTGACATATCTCTTCTACCTTTGATTCATCCTCAGAGAGTTTTGAAGTTGCTTCAAATTCCGATTTATCGTAATTCCAATAACCATCTACTTTTCTAATCTTCAATTTGAAGTTAGCACCAGTAAAGGGGTCAAAGGGATTAATCGGTGTTTCATCTTGAAACTCTGGTTGCATTGCAGCCAAAAGTTTATCATAAATTTTCTTACCATATTTGTATAAGAAAACCTTACCTTCGTTCTCTGGGTGTTTGGGGTCACTCACTACATAAACATTAGAGTAGTATGATAACTTTCTCTTTTGTTTACGAGCAATCTCTTTGTCAGACTCTAGACCAGTATTCCATAGTTTAGAGTTATATTCAGATACAGGGTCTTTCTGATTAACAGTAGTTCTTGAATTTTCAATATACCACTGACCAGTTGGACCTTGAAACGCATGAGAATACATTTTAACCCATGGCAATTCTTCACCATGCACGGCAGGTAGAAATCTAAGCACAGCATAACCGTTACCAGATTTATCTAGTTCGCCTTTCCAAATTCTCTCGTCTGTATATGATTTTTTATCAGTTGGTGCTTTCTCTGACGCTACTGCACCAAGTAGTTTGTCTAAACTATTTTTAGACCTTATGTTATCGATTGACATTTTATTGTCTCCTTATGTTATCGTATGTTATCGTATGTTTTAAATTCCACATTAGGGCAATCTGCAATACGGCTCTTCTCAATGTATTTAAAATCATTATTAACCCAGGTAAACTTAACATTAGAAAATTCTCTAAATGTCAAATATAACTGTTGTCGCCAGTCATGAGGATTGCGTCCCTCTGCTTCTTTGGGTAGATAAAACTTACTACCCTTGTATATGTTATTTATACGTTCACCATTACTATAATTTGCAATGTCAAACCCAAACATATACACTTCTCTACATGCACCATCTTGACAAGCAAGATGCACCGCAGTGGTTCCAGCACCCCATTCTTTAGGGTCTGTAATCGGCATGATCATGTCTTCTTCATTTGGATAAATGACATGAAGACCTAATTCTTTTTTTACTTTATCTTTTTCTCTACTAGAACCATTTACTACCATTTGTCCTTTATCTTTACCATAGTAATATATGTTCTCTTCTTTAAAACCTTTACACAATTCTTCTTTTACATTAATGTCTGATGGTAATACATTCCAATCACTAAAGTAACATTGATGTCTTCTTGCATAACCTGATTCAATAATTTCACCTTGTATTCCATAATCAACTGCAACTAGATTATCTACTTCATGATCTCTGTAGATTGCATTACAACCCCAAGATACACCATCCATTCTAGCAACACCATATCCTATACGAGATTGTCCGTTTCCGTATATGTAATGTTTCATTGAATCACTTTCATTAGAGCTACTTTACACTTTTTCGTATCTATTGTCAAGAGCTTTTTGTACTTTTTTATCATTTTTTTATGGTCTTTCCATATTATATCAGAATCATCCCAATCTTTGATATATCCAACTAAATCGTCTAGAATTACCATGGTTTCTATTGATATTCTTTTTCCTAGATATTCTTTTAATAGTATAGGATGTTGATCTTCCCACTTAAATAACTCTTCAAATCGATCTGCAAATGGTGTTATCTCATTTGTTAGATTATATGTTAAAGATTGTATTCTTTTCTTCCAATTCAAATAATTGTCTTCATTAAAATTTTTAACATAACCATTTTTGTCTGCTAAGAAATTTGATATGATATAATTTTCTACGTCTTTTTTATCTTTATACTTCCTAGCAATCCTTGCAAAAAATATCCTGTCGTTTCTTTTATAGAAAGACATTTTCTTAGTTTTGGTTTTTCCAGCGTACTTATGATAATCATAACCTTCTCTAGAGAAGTGTGCCTTAATTGCACAATACATCATATAAACTTCAACGGGTTCCATTAATCGATAGGTAGTTTTCCTTTGCCTTCTACATCGCTTGAGATTAATCTTAATTCTCTTGCGTTTGCTTCTATTTTTGATTTTAATGCCTTAGTAATTAACTTTGCTACTGTTTCTATTTCTATTTCATTTGATTCACAATAATGTGTTACTGCGTCCAAGTGATTAATTCCCTTTTCTACAGCCATTTGTTCTATCTGTAGTGAAAATGTTTTTGGTGTAATTTTAAATAAACTCATTAATAATCCTATAAAGTGGCAAGTTTCTGTTGCCAGGTACTTGCCGACCCCGACTGTTAATTACGCTAGCAATTAGGCAGCCATTGCAAAATTATTGTTTGCACTTATGGTTGTGAATACTCGGGTAAGATACTCGTCAGCAGTCGAAACCTATTTCACCCCCATCCTAACCACACTACTTACAAAGGTCTTCATACTTAGTGGTATGTACTCTATGTTGAGATAAATCTCTACCAAGATAACCTGGTATTTGTTTTTCTTTTTTTGTCAAGAAATTATTGAATACATTTTTAAACCATTTTAGCATTTAAGACTCCTTAATGTGTTTAGGATGATGGTGGAGGTGGAGGGTATCGCACCCTCGTCCTAACTAATTTTTTACAAACCGTCATCGAATTCAACTATATTTATAACATAGTTCGAAAGCAATGTCAAGGGTTAACTTGAGCCTTCTAAGTATGCATCTAAAGTTTTTTGAAACTTACCAGCATGTGACTTCTCTGCCTTTGCTAGTGTTTCAAACCAATCTGCAATTTCATCAAAACCCTCTTCTCTAGCAGTTCTTGCCATACCTGGGTACATATCAGTGTACTCATGTATTTCACCTTTAATTG